GTGCTAACCGACGCGAAATGCCGCGCGGCCGCGAAGACGGGCAAGGCCTACAAGCTCGCCGATTCACGCGGGATGTACCTGTTCGTCACCCCGACGGGCTTCCGCTCGTTTCGCTGGAAGTATCGCTTTCGCGGGAAGGAGCGCACGCTCGTCCTTGGCCCATACCCGGACCTGTCGCTCGCGAGGGCGCGCGACAAGCGGGACGATGCTCACAGGATCCTTCGGGAGGGTGGCGATCCGTCGCTGGAGAAGAAGCGTGGTGGGCCGATCGGCACGCCCACACTGCAGGAGCTCGCCACCGAGTGGCACGAGCTGCAGAAGATTCGGTGGGTCGAAAAGCATGCGGCCGATGTGCTGAGCAGCCTCGATACGCATGTCTTCCCCAAGCTGGGCAACATGCTCGTCTCCGAGATCAAGCCGCCGGACGTACTGGCGGTGCTGCGCAAGATCGAGAAGCGCCCCGCGGTGGAGACGGCGCACCGGGTTTGTCAGCGCCTGGACGCGATCTTCGCCTACGGGATTGCCTCGGCCAGGTGCGAGAACAATCCCGCTGCAGCCGTCCAGGGTGCACTGACGCCGATTCGGCGCGGCCGTCAGCCGGCTCTGCGCAAGATCGAGGACGCCCGCGAACTCCTGAGGCAGAGCGAAGCACAACCTGGTCAACCCCTGGTGAAGATAGCATCGCGCCTGCTCGCACTGACTGCGGCGCGACCAGGTGTGATTCGGTGGGCACAGGCCGGCGAATTGGAGGCCCTCGACGGGCCCGAGCCGATCTGGCGTGTGCCGGCCGAAAAAATGAAGCTCGCGCGGGATCGGAAGGAAGACCCCTCGTTCGAGTTCGTCATGCCGCTTTCGTCGCAGGCGGTCGAACTGTTCAAGATGGCGATCGCGCTTACGAAGCCCGGGCCGTACCTTTTCCCGAGCACCCGCAATGCGCACCGGCCGATGAGCGATGGTACGATCGGCGCGATGTACAATCGATTGCCGGCGTTCAGGGGCCGGCATGTGCCGCATGGCTGGCGGGCCACCTTCTCGACCGAGCTCAACGAGCTGGCCGAACGCGAGGAACGGCCTGGCGATCGCGCTGTGATCGACCTGATGCTGGCACACATCCCCAAGGGGGTGGAGGCCGCATACAACCGCGCCGCCTTCATGGCTCGTCGACGAGAGTTGGCGCAGCTGTGGGCCGATATGGTCTTGGAGGGGCTTCCTCCGGCCGTGTCGCTGTTGGAGGGCCCGAGGCGCTAACATTTGCCGGGGGTGCACGCGCATGAGCGAGCAGCCCCCGTTCAGCACCGCGCGCCCTATCGGCGCGTTCGCAGCCGGCGTCGCCGGCCGGGTCCAGGACCGGCAGACACGCGCCCGCCTTCAGCGGGGCGACAGCCCTCGATCGGGCCAGCCGGTCTGGCGCAACAGCTATTATGTAGGCCAGATCGAGGACTGCATCTGGAAGCCGATCAACGGCGGTACCGCGCGCGGCGGCAAGCGCTGGACGGCGGCGCTGCTGAAGGCAGCGAAGAGCTTTGAGCTGAAGACCCGCGCCGCGCGCCGTGAAGTTGAACCAGGCGCGCGCAACGGAGCCCTCGGCCCGATCGGCATCGAGGTCCTGGCCTTCATGTACGAGACGGTTGATTACGCCACAGGCCGCCTCGAGCCGGCGCTGCGGACGATCGCCGACGCCATCGGCCATTCCTACAAAGCCGTGCACCAGGCGATCGAGCGCCTTCGCAAGCATGGGTTCCTATCCTGGATCCGCCGCAGTGAGCCCGTGGAAGACCCCGAGCCCGGCGGACAGATCGTTCGCCAGGTCAGCAACGCCTACGCCCTGCTCTGCCCGGAGGGCATGCGCGGGTGGCTGGGCCGCCTGATCGGTAAGGCTCCGATGCCCGAGTGCGAGGAGGACCGCCGCAAGCGCGAGAAGGCGGAGTACGAGGCCATGCTCGCGCGCCTCACGAACGAGGAAAAGATCGCCGCCACCTGGACCGGCAGCACCCTTCTTGGCGAAACGCTGAGGAGCTTGGCGGCCGCTGTCGACCGCCGTGAGAGGCAGAGGGGCGAATCTTCCACGGGCGATGAGACCGGGGGGCTATGATATAGCCCAGTGAGGAATCGGGTCGCTTGGGCGACCCGATGCTCCTGTAAGCTGGTCCCCCACCCCGAAATGTCGAGCACTCTACCACCCGACAGCCAAGAATTGGCCGTCGGGCCCGGGCGGCTGCGCCGCCCGATGGGTATGCGAGGGGGGACGAGCATGAACCGTGCCACTCCCCTCGTTCCGCAGAGTCTGCGGCGCCGCCGGTCGGGAGCTGCGTTGGGGAAGAGGTGTCCGAAACCGCGGGAGGGTCCGCAGCGCATTCCGGGGAATTCACGAAAGCGGCCTGTCGGCTATCGCCCCAATTGCAGACGTTCCGGGTTGCGGCCGACGCCTCTAAAAGCCGACGGGCGGTTCCTGCCGCGAAACCAGAGACGGCGACTGTTTACTGGTTCGTCGGATAAACGGGCTCACCCTCCCGGTGCCATTCAAACAGGTACTCGTAGGGCTCGATATCGCCTGCGACGCGAAACTCCTTGGTCAGCGACCAGCCCAGCGATTGAAATTGTGCTGCAACGCTGGCGGAATGAGCCGTTCCGAGTGCGAACGCTGGTTCAAGCCTAACCTCGCTGCCGACGGGAACATCCGTCTTCTTCAACCCCGGCAGTAGGTAGGCTTCATTCTCAAGTGGGCGCGGATCGCGCCGCAGCAGCCACTCCTTGAACGCAACTGCTGAAAGGGTGGTCCCATCCTCGCGCGTCACGGAGGCGGTAAGTCGCTTGCCAACCGGGAGGCCGGTCGATGCTTCGACTGCGATCACCAGCCCACGCTCAATTTCGAAAGTTTCAAGCACTCGCATGCCGTTCAAGCTGACACACCGAATGACGGCTTCCAACTAGAAATGCGGCTAAGCCGTCAGGCAGCTATCCACCCATTGTCGGGCGCTCAGCCGGGCAGCCGCCGGTCCAGGAGCGGACAGGCAGCCAACGCCCCAGAAGCGGACGTTAAGCGCGATAATAGCGAAGCCCATTAGCTGCCAAAAACCCCTTGGCATCAAAGCTGCTCCAAACCTCGCCCCATGGTAACGAGCCAGCGCGTATTCCCATCTCGTTAGTCAGCGTGCGGTGAACGAACGCGACCTCTGCATCGATCGCGTCTCTTGTCGGCCAACCACCATCCGTTTCGGCATCTGGCAGCCGTACGCTCCAAGATGCTTGTTCGAGCAAATTATCATGAAAGCACAACGAGAGGTGCGCTGGTTGACCACCGAACGTCAGTCCGCGCAGGTGGAGCCAATCAAAGCCGTTACCGTGATCTCGCGAGCTGTCTGCCAGTGTCGCAACCTGTGGCTCAACGGCGGCCCTTTGCTCGCCTGACTTGAGCACTACAGTGTCGCCAATACGGATATTGCCGGTCTGCCGGTCTATTGAAAACGAGGGGGCCATAGACACAGCATCCACAATCTCGGCGTGGTGACAACGGCTGCTTTTTCAATATCGTGGCTCGCAAGCCGCCTCGCCGCTTCCCACCCACCTCTTGCCGTTCAAGTGTGGACCAGCGTTTCCCAAAAGCGGACATAGCTGCTTTTCGTCACAAGCTGGCCTTTTCCCGACTAACGGCTTCGCGCAGCAGATTCCGTTATAGCTTCCGCGCTCGAGGCGCCGCAGCACTATTTCTCGATGATCTCCCGAATGCGGTCCGCAAGCATTTCCATCTGGAATGGCTTGGTCATGACGAACATTCCATTTTCGAGGCGGCCGCGGCTGAGGATCGCATTCTCGGCATAGCCGGTGATGAAGAGCACCTTCAGGTCGGACCGGTTGACCCGTGCTGCATCGGCTACCTGTCTGCCGTTCATTCCTTCGGGAAGGCCGACATCGGTGATGAGCAGGTCGATTCGTGCGTTCGACTCCAGGACCTTGAGGCCCGCGGGGCCGTCCGGCGCCTCGATCACGGCATAGCCGAGCTCGGAGAGGACTTCCGCGATCAGCATTCGGATCGTGGGTTCATCGTCGATGACGAGCACAACTTCCCCTTCCCCGGTCGGGGCGAGGGCGGCCGAATGGGTCGCCTCTTTCTCGACCGACGGATCCTCGTCGTGACGCGGCAGATAGATGCACATGGTCGTGCCCTGTCCGAGCTCGGAATAGATCCGCACCTGACCGCCGGACTGGCGCGCAAAGCCATAGACCATGGAGAGCCCGAGGCCGGTCCCCTCGCCGAGCGGCTTGGTAGTGAAGAAGGGATCGAACGCCTTGGCGATCACCTCCGGCGCCATGCCGGTGCCTGTATCAGTCACGCAGATCGAGACATATTGCCCGGGCGGCAGGTCGTGCCTTCGCCCGGCGCGCTCGTCGATCCATTTGTTGGAAGATTCGATCGTCAGCTTGCCGCCGTCCGGCATCGCATCGCGGCCGTTGATGCAAAGGTTGAGGATCGCGTTTTCGAGCTGGTTGGTGTCAACCAACGTGGTCCACAAGCCGCTGGCGCCGACGACCTCTACCGAAATGCCCGGGCCCATGGTGCGCCGGACGAGCTCCTCGATGTCGGTGAGCAGCCGGTTCACATTGGCCGGCTTCGGATCCAGGGTCTGGCGCCGCGAAAACGCCAGAAGGCGGTGCGTGAGGGCGGACGCGCGCCGGACCGCGCCCTGGGCTGCCATGAAGTACCGGTCGAACTCGGCGGTGCGTCCCTGCGCCATCCGCATCTGCATCATCTCGAGACTGCCACTGATGCCGGTCAGCAGATTGTTGAAGTCGTGCGCGATCCCTCCGGTGAGCTGACCCACCGCTTCCATCTTCTGCGACTGGCGAAGCTGTTCTTCGATCGCGCGTTTCTCGGTAAGATCGCGCGTGACCTTGGCGAAGCCCATAAGCTCGCCATCATCGTTGCGAATCGGGTCGATGATCACGCTCGCCCAGAAGCGCGTCCCATCCTTGCGGACGCGCCATCCTTCGGCTTCGAAGTGTCCCTCCCGGCGAGCAGTCTCCAGCGCGATGCGCGGGATCTCGGCCTGGCGATCCTCCTCGGTATAGAAGCGCGAGAAGTGCTCGCCCATGATCTCGTCGGCGGCATAGCCCTTGAAGCGCTCCGCACCGGCGTTCCAGCTGCTGACCCGGCCCTCGGGGTCGAGCATGTAGATCGCATAGTCCGTGACGCTCTGGACGAGCAGGCGGAACCGCTCCTCGCTCGCGCGAAGCTCCATTTCCGCCGCCCGGCGCTCCGTAAGGTCGCGCGTGATCTTGGCGAAGCCGATCAGGCTCCCGGAAGGGTCCCGGATGGGATCGATAACGACATTCGCCCAGAACCGGCTGCCATCCTTGCGGACCCGCCAGCCATGCGCCTCGAAGCGGCCCTCGCGTTCGGCAGTCTCCAGGGCGATCCGAGGTATCCCCAGCTCCCTTTCCTCGGGTGTGTAGAACCGAGAGAAGTGCTGGCCGATGATCTCCTCCGCCTCATACCCCTTGTATTGGCGGGCACCGGCATTCCAGCTGGTCACGCGCCCCTCAAGGTCGAGCATGTAGATCGCATAGTCCGTGACACTTTGGACCAGCAGCTCGAACTTGCTGCTGGGAGTGGATGCGCGCTCGGATTCAGTCATTGCCCTTTGGTACTCTCACCGTAGCGACGACAAACGAGCGCGATCACGGACTGTTCCTATATCACACGCCTTGCTATTTGCGAGCGGCGGTGCAGCGGTCGCCTCTCGGCCCGGCGCACTCGCGCATAATGACGGGCAGTGGGCGGTAGCGGACATTAGAACGACGAGGCGCAGGAACGTCCGTTTTCGCGGCATTCGGCCCAAAAGCTGCGATTCCGCTTTCCACCCATATTCGGCCGTTCAGCGGTCCCGACGATAGCGGTCGTCAATGGGTTCACGAACGCGAGCTCGACCAGGCAGATGCGTCGAGATGCAACGTGGCGCAACGCGCTTCAATGCAGTTTCTCGCCGTAAATAGACCTCCGCGACGGCGTCGACTGCAACGATTTCGATATCAAAAGACCGCAGGCGAGGCGCGGGGGCTAGCGCGGCTCGTCACGTTGAGCGGCGACACCCTGCCCCTTTTTAGCCGCGGAGGCCCCTGACCAGGCGCTTCCACCCCTCCTCGTTGGCTGGGAAGCGGCCGCGCGCTGTGTTAGGCGCCGCGGCGGTGGCCCGGATGCGGACCGCCGGCGGCATCCCACCGCACCCCAGGCAGTATAGGTGCTGACGAAGCGCAGAGATCGAGGTCGACCACATGTGGCACATGTACCACCGGTCCATCTTCGCCGCGTCGACGACGCCCTTGTGGCCGCATCGGCATTCGATCTCGACGTTCCAGCCACGCCGCACGATGTCGCCCAGGGACAGGATCTTGATGTTCGCGCCCATGCTCAGGGCCAGCTGGGCTGAAGCGCGTAGGGCTTGATCTCGAAGCGCGGGTAACTCGGCAGCACCATCTCCTTGCCGGCCGAGAGGACGAAATACGGATCGAGGGTCTTGGCCAGCAGGATCGCCGCCGCCTGGCGGGCGTCGGTCTCGTGCTGGGAGATCCGCGACAACCACAGCTTGCCGATCGCGCCCGGAAAGGCGCGGATCGCGGGAACGAATATCGCGACGAGCTCATCGAGCGACAGAACTCTTCTCGGCTCGGCAGGGTCGATGATCTCAACCCTGCGCAGCACCTCCGCGACCTTCATCGCAGGGATATGCTCCGGGCAAGCGGTCGGGTCGTGACTCGGTTTGAAAATCGCGCGTCGATAGCCGACGCCCCAATTGCGCAGCTCGTGATAGATTACGAAGACCAGTTCGTCGCGATCGACCTTCCGCATATGCCCTCCGACTTCAAAAGCCGGAGTGTTCGCATTTTGTTCCCGTCGGCAGCAAGGCCTCGACTCATTGCCGCGCCCGCGCCAAGCTGTGGATTATGTGCAACGATTACCGCGACCACGTGCTGCTGGACGATCTCCGCGCGAAGTTTTCGGAGCTCCGCATCCCCGTCCATTTTCCCGAGGGGGCGCCGAACCGCGAGCCTCGCGATGACATCAGGATCACCGACACCGGCACCATCGTCAGGGCATCGGCCGAGGGCGACCAAGGCGTCGAACTGGTCGCGAGGCGGTGGAGCTGGCCGGGCCCGGGCAGCGCCAAGCCGGTCTACAACTTCCGCTCGGAGGGTCGAGAGTTCCCGGTCGGCCGCTGCCTCATCATCGCGGACGGGTTCTACGAGTTCACCACGCCCGCACCCGCCGACGATGCGCCGAAGAAGAGGCTAAAGGACAAGTGGCTCTTCACGATGCGCGGGGAGCCATTCTTCGCCATCGCCGGCTATTGCCGCACGGACACGCCCGTCGGGGAGGCGTTCACGATGCTGACCACCGAGCCCGGCCCGGACGTGTCGCCCTATCATAGCCGCCAGATCGTGCCGCTGGCCTTCAAGGATTGGATGGCCTGGCTCAATCCCGCCGTCCCCGCCAGCGAGCTCCTTCGCCCGTCGCCGGCAGGAACCCTCGAGGTTGTCCAGGTCCGCTGACTCGCATTTGTTCTAATTTTGTTCTATATCGGCTCGACTCGGTCGGAGCTGGCAATGCACTACATTCGGAACGAAATTAGCGAGCAAGAACGGGAGCTTCGCAACCGTATCACGCACGCGGTAGTCGACACCGTCATCGAGACTTGCGGCGGCGAGAACGCGGACAAGGCGATCCTCGATATCGCGCTCGTCATCGATGGCGTCGCCACTGCGATCGGCTGGATGGCATCCAACGTTCCCGAGTATCGGACTCCGCGCGGATCTCGTCAGATCGGCGAAGACGTACGCGACGTGGTCAAGGGCATCCTGCGGAGCGTCGCCAGCTCTCACGACGAGGGTGCTGCGACGCGCTTCGCCTGGCCGGTGGATTCGGTGGGAGGGCGCGCATGATGCTCGACCTGGAAGGCGGAAGCATGAACCCGGCGCCGGCATGGGCATTGTCGGTCGCCGAGCTGGAGAGCATCGGCCTGAGCCAGCAACAGGCAAAGCGCATTGCCGGCATCTCGCCCAGCTTCGCGCTGGACGGCCAATGGGTCATATTGGTCGACGAGGAACCCTATGAGGCCGGGAGCGCCCGCGTCGTGCTGATCGATGGTGCCGAGGCGACCTGCAGCTCCGGTGCCAAGGGCACCGTCACCAGGCTTCCGAAAAAGGCGATGGTCCGGTTTCCCGCCGCCGACGACGAGCACGACGAGGAATGCCTCGTGATCACGATCGCCGATGCCGGCGATTTCACGATGGGCAATGCCTATCGCGGCCGAGATTTGCCTCCGGGCGATCCAGGCGAGCTTTGGCGGGCGCTCGACGATGCGGACGACGACGATCCCCGCCACGACGAGCTGCCCGCAGCGGACAACATCTGGCTCTATCGGATCGAGACGGTCGAGGATCGCCTCGCCCGCAAGAAGGAGCATGTCCTCGCCTCGATCGAGGACCAGGGCGAGTGGTAGGCGCGTCGCTCGCGGGCTGAAGGCGACTATGCGGCCGCGGCCGCCGGCGCTGCCTGCCTCTCATACCGCCGGAAGCGCACCGCCTCGAGGCCAAGCCAAGCGTTGACCTCCAGGAACCGCAGCTGCAGCGGTTCGATCTCGGCGAAATGGAAGGCGTCGGCCGCCTCGCTCGGCTTGCCGAATCCGCCGTTCACCTCGGGCACCACGCCGATCAGCACCGGCGGCACGCGGTGCGCAGTCAGGATATCGCCGCGCGTCGCGTTCTTGATGCCCATGAACTCGTCTTTGGCCGTGGCCTCGCCGACCGGGATCACCTGGACGCCCTTCTCCTTGCCACCGGGCAGGTGGAGGAAGAAGTTCCGGAAGTTGCCGGGCCCTTTGGCCTCGTCCATTGCGGCCTCGATGGCATCGCCGTCTTCGTCGCTGAGGGTCTCCTCACTGACGTAGAGGATGTAACCCATGTGGCTGCCGTTCTGATAATATTTGCGCCGGAACACGGTCGCGTCGGCATTGAGCAGGCCTGACTGCATGGCGCTGGTCCATTCGGGAAGGCCATAAATCTCCTGCGTAAGTTCCGCCTCGTAGAGGTGAAACACCGCGCCGGCTGCGAACGGCGTCTCAAGCTTGTAGCCCGGCACCCACCAAAAGGCGCCCTCTTCTACGCCGCGACGCGTATGGATCGCCGGCGAATTGACCAGGACCAGCGGCGTGCCCAGCATGCTGTCGCGCCGCTCGAGATAGCAATTGCCCATCTGCAGCAGGTTGAGCGCCAGCTCGCCGAAGTTGCGCCGATCGAGTAGCGGCGCCAGGCCGCTTCCCTTCCGCTTAATGCCGTCGTCGTCGATGTAGTCCTCAACCGGATTTCCGAAGCGGTCCAGCGGCACGAAGTGGCGCAGCAGCTGGTTGCGCTTGAAGATGATGGCGCTGCGGTGGTGCGGCGACATGTCGTAGCAGCGCGCCAGCCCCCTCATCGGCACCGGTGGCTCGTACCAGCGCCCGTTCTGCCAGCACTCGGCGTACCCCAGGAACTCCCGGCGATCGAGCACCGGCTCCGGATCGCCGAAGCGGAAGATCCGCGCCTTGCCGGCGCCGCCACCCGTCTGCGTCGCGGCGATCGCGGTGCTGCTGCTCGCGCCCGCGACCACCGCGGGCACCTGGTTCTTCTCTGCCATTTCCGGAGATCCTTACTCGGGATTTGCGCTTGCCCAGGTTGGCCGGGTCGAGCGGTTCGTTGTGGAGGACGTGCATGATCGCCCAGGCGAGGTCCGCATGGCCGGTGTCGCCGGCGCGGCTCGCCTTGTAGGTCACCTGGCGCTGGCTGGGCGTCAGCTCGGCGCGGATCGCCATGAAGCTGTTGGCGATGTCCTGGGCGCCGCTGTCGAACTCGATGCGGCCCGCCATGAAGACGTTCTTCGCCTTGAGCACCATCTCGGTCTTGACCGCGACGTTGTAGTCGATCCGCTTCGCGAGCGGGAAGCGCGCCTTCACCAGCTTCCACACGCTGGCGCCGGCGCCGGTGCTGTCGATGCCGATATAACCGACATTGTAGCGATCGAGCTGTTCGATGATCTTCGCCGCCTGCTCCTGGAAGTCGCGGCCCTTGAGGCGGAACTTCTCCAGGACCCGGAACTTGCCGCCGGCCACCAACGGCGGCGCCACGATCACCAGCGCCGCGTCGTCGCCGGCAGCGCTCTCCGCGGGGTCGTACCCGATCCACACCTCACGATCGCCATAGGGGCGCAGCGCATATGGATCGAAATCCTTCTTCCAGGTCTCCCAGCTGTCGACCATCGCCCGGCGCATCAACGCGAATGGGAACATGCTGTCACTGTCGTCGACGAACTTGCACATGAACAGGTTGTCGAAGACGTCCGGCGCATAGCGGCGCTTCAGCCGGTCGACGTCGAACAGGTCGCAGCCGCCGGCCTCCGCGTCGACGATCGTCACCCGCTGGCGCCACACCCCGTCGGCGCCGAGCACGCCCTTGCGCAGCTCCTCGTCGCTGAACTTGAAGTCCGCCCTCTCGCTCTTCGGCCGATCCTCGTTGTAGCGCTCGCCCGACCAGGCACGATACGCCTCGTGCGCGATCGTCGACGGCGTCGAGAAATAGGTGATCCGGTAGCGCGCCTGGCTCGCCATGCCCGATGCGACGTCGTCGATCTGCTCGAACCCGTAGATCCAGAAGCACTCGTCGACATAGACGTCGCCGTGATAGCTCTGCGCGGTCCGGTAATTGGTACCCAGGAAGTAGAGCTTCGGCGATTCACCCAGCGGCCCCTTCACTTCGTCCAGGTCCATCACGATCGGATCGCCGGTCAGCTTCACGCCGGTGACCGAAAGGACGAAGTCGACGATGTACTGGCGGAAATTGTTCGCCTGGGCGCGGCTCGCCGAGATGAAGATCTGGTTGTTGCCGGTCTCGAGCAGCCGGATGAATGCTTCGCGGGCGAAATAGAAGGTCGCGCCGATCTGCCGGCTTTTCAGGATGAACCGCGTGGTCGACGCGAGCAGCTCGCCCTTCGTCCGCGGGCCGCGCCAGGCCAGCTGATATTCGAACAAGTCGTTCTCGAAAGCGTCGATCACCGCGGCGATCTGCTCGGCCGTCAGGTGATTCTTGCGTTGCCGCTTCTTCGGCCCGGCGTTGCGCGCCTCGATATTGGGATTGAGGTCGCCCTCATGCCCGCCCGGCGCCTCATAGCGGCGCACCCGGGCGAAACGCTCCGCCTGGCGGCCGAGCAGGTCGATCTCCTTATAGTCCGATCCGTTCTTGTGCTCCTTCAGCACCTTCGCGCAGTAGACCGCCTCGGTAACGCCCTCCATGCGCTCGAGCGGCGACGCCTTGTCCCAATCCGCGCCGGCCTTGGCGTCCCGCGCCTTCCAGCTGCGTACCGTCGCCGCGCTGACGTCCAGCACCTCGGCCACCTGCTCCAGCGTGTGGCAGGCCCAATAGAGGTGCTTTGCCCGCCGGCGGGCATCGAAGGGGATCGTCCCGGTCATCGGGGCCGACGCTAGCCGGGCGCGCCGCCGCGCCACCGGTGCCGCTGTTGTAACCGGGGCGCTTACAACAGCCCCTCGTTGCGAAAATTCCCCTCCCCGCGCCTCTTCCCGCGAAGGATCGGTGCCCCCTTAGCCGGTCCAATCCTGGCGACCGGATCGGCTGACCTCTCCTCTCCGAAGATCCGGTCGCCACCCCTTTTGGAGCGCGTGCCCGCCATGGCAAAGATCAAGACCAAGTTCTTCCGCGTCGCTGTCGAGGGCCCCACCGTCGATGGCCGCACGATCGAGCGCGCCTGGATCGATCAGATGGTCGGCAACTTCAACACCGCCACCTACACGCCGCGGATCAACCTCGAGCATATCCCGGGCTTCAGCCCCGAGCCGCCGTTCAACGCCTATGGCGACGTGATCGAGCTGCGCAGCCAGGACGACGAGCTGCAGATCGACGGCAAGCCCAAGAAGCTGCGCAGCCTGTATGCGCGCTTCGAGGTCAACGACCAGGCCGTGAAGGTGAACTCGGCCGACCAGAAGGTGTTCACCAGCGTCGAGATCGCGCCCAACTATGCCGGCACCGGCAAAGCCGGGCTGGTCGGCATGGCGATGACCGATACGCCGGCCTCGCTCGGCACGGAGCGCCTGGCGTTCAGCGCCAAGGTCAGCGGCAACGCCCTCTCGGCCGCTCACGAGACCAACCTCGCCTTCGAAGCGCCCGAGCCGCCGGCGCCGGATAGCGAGGTTACCACCCTCGCCAAGAGCTTCACGGCATTCCTGAAGAGCTTCAGCAAGACGCCCGAGGAGCAGACCCCGACGCCGACGCCCGCCCCCACCCCGGCCCCCGCGCCAGCCAACGACAACATGTCTGTCCTCTTCACCGAGCTGGGCAAGTTCGCGGGCGCGGTCGAGAAGCTCAGCGCCTCGGTCGATGGCTTCGGCACCCGCCTCACCGCGATCGAGACCGGCCACGCCGAGCTCAAGACCAAGCTGGGCAACACCGATGCCGGCGGCCCGCGACGGACCTTCTCCACCGGCGGCGGCGGCACTGGCCCGCAGGCCGATTTCTGACCCTCCCCCGCTGATCTGACCGGAGTTCCCTCCCGATGCGCACCGAAACCCGCCTTGCCTTCAACACCTATCTCGCTCGCGTCGAGCAGCTGAACCCCGGCGTCGACATCCGCTCGAAGTTCAACGTCGATCCCTCGGTGCAGCAGACGCTCGAGGTGAAGACCCAGGAATCGAGCGCCTTCCTGTCGATGATCAACATCATTGGCGTGCCCGAGCTGAAGGGTGAGAAGGTCGGCCTGGGCGTCAACTCGACGATCGCTGGCCGCACGGACACCGCCGGCGGCAATCGCCGCAATCCGCGCAGCCCGCAGGGCACCTCGCCCACCGGCTATGAGCTGAAGCAGACCAATTTCGACACCTTCATCTCCTACGCGCTGCTCGACGCCTGGGCGAAGTTCCCCGAGTTCCAGACGCTGCTGCAGGGCGCCTTCATGGAGCGCGCCGCGCTCGATCGCATCATGATCGGGTGGAACGGCACCAGCGCGGCCGCCGCCACGGATCGCGCCGCCAATCCACTGCTCCAGGACGTCAACATCGGTTGGCTCCAGGACATGCGCACCAACAACGCGGCCCGGGTTATGTCGGAAGGCGTCGAGGGTTCGAACAAGATCCGCATCGGCCAGGGCGGCGACTACAAGACGCTGGATGCCCTGGTCATGGACGCGAAGCACAGCCTGCTTCCCAGCTGGCAGCGCAACCGCACCGACATGGTCGCCATCTGCGGCTCGAACCTACTCCACGACAAGTATTTCCGCCTTGTCAACCAGGACGAGAAGCCGACCGAACAGGTCGCGCGCGACATCATCCTGTCCACCCGCCGCCTGGGGGGTGAACAGGCCGGCGTCGTGCCGTACTTCCCGGAAGCTTCAGTCTTTCTCACCCCGCTCAAGAACCTCTCGATCTACTACCAGGACGAGAAGCGCCGCCGGCTGATCAAGGACGAGCCGGAATATGATCGCGTCGCCGACTATTCCTCGTCGAACGAAGGCTTCGTGATCGAGGATTACGAACAGGCCATCCTGCTCGAGAATATCGAGCTGATCGACATCGACGAAGGCTGAGGCCGGCGATGATCACCCCTGCCCAGCGCCACTATGCCCGGCAAATGGCAGCCCGTGCCGCTGTGGAGGCCTCCACGCCTCGCAACGGCGCGGAAGCGCGCGTCACCGCCGCAGCGTCCGAATACGAGCTGCAGCGGGCGCGTCTGGGAGTGGATCTCCGCCGCCTGAGCGAGATCCAGTCGATCGACCGCAAGATCGAGCTGAAGCGCGAACTGGTCCCGGGCTATGCCGATTGGGTCCTGGGCGTGCTCGGCGCGGACACGGGCGCCGCCGACGATGTGCTCGTCCAGGTAATGATATGGTCGTTCGATATCGGCGACTGGGACGCCGCGCTTAGGCTGGGCGGCTACGTCCTGCGGCACCACCTCGATATGCCCTCGCGGTTCGAGAGCACCGCAGGCACGTTCATGGTCGATACGGCGGCCGACGCAGCCGCGAAAGCGCGAAAGATCGGCGAAGCCTTCCCGCTCGAGCTGCTCTTCTCGATCGAGGAGCTGACCGCGGACGAGGACATGCCCGACCAGGCACGGGCCAAGCTGCTGAAGGAGATCGGCCTGCTCGTCGCCGAGCAGGCGGAAGCCATGGATCCCGCGGCCGATGGGCCCGCGGGCGCCCGCAAGGCCGGCATGGCGTCAGGCCTGGAGTACCTCCGCAAGGCCCTCGCCAAGAACTCCACCGTGGGCGTGCAGAAGGACATCGCCCGCCTCGAGCGCGAGCTGAAGAAGCTCGCCGTGCCGGAGAGCTGACATGGACTGGCTCGTCATCCTCACTTCGCTCCTTGCCCTGCTGGTGATCTTCGGCGGCCTCTACGCCTGCCACCGCGTCACGGCATCGCGCCCCCACGATCATCTGCTCCCGGCCACGCCGCGCGCCCCGCGCAAGGGCAACTGACATTCCCGCCGGCGCGCCGGCGTCTCACCAGCTCGCCCCGCGGCGCTCGGGGGGCGGAACGAACGGATTGGGACCGGCCTTCGGCCATCGCCCCGCCCGCGCGCGCCTCACCCCCCGTAAACCGCGGCCGCCTCGAGGATCCCGATGACCGGCTTCGTCGCCAACCCACCTGCTGCTCCGGACACGATCGTCGCCGGCGACGGCTGGTGGCCGAGCCTGTCCCTGAACGCGTTCAAGGCCGGAATCCGCGTGCCAAGCGACCTCACAACCGCCAGAATCCAGGATGCCCTGGTCGCAGGCATGATCGAGGCAACGCGCGAGCTCGCCAGCTGGCGCGAACTGAAGGAAGCCGCCGGCGCCTCGTCGCTCGAGCTGGTCGACGCGCCGACCTTCGCCGGCGAGAGCGAACTGGTCACGCTTTATCGGCGCGCGGTGTTCGCGCTTGCCGGCGCGGATCTTGCCGACACGTCCAACGATATCTCGGCAACCGACGCGGGCCGCCAGCGCAACGAGATCCGCGCTACCTCCGCCGTCGAGCATCGGCGGAACGCTACCGCGGCGATTCGCAGGATCCGCGGCCGCACGCGCAACCGGGCCACGCTGATATGAGCCTCTCGCCTCCCGCCTTCGCCGGCGAAACCCTCGACGCGCTGGTCTGGCGCGCCACCGGCGGCGGTCCCGAGGCGGTCGAACGCACCCTCGCCGCCAATCCCGGCCTCGCCGATCTCGCGTCCGCCCTGCCCGAAGGGCTCGAGGTCACCATTCCCGACAACGTCTCCGCGCCGGCCACCGCCGAGCTCGTCCAGCTCTGGGACCTGTAGATGCAAAAGCTCCCTGCCCTCCTCGATGCCGCCGGCACCCTGCTCGCCGGCCTGGTGCCTGGCGCGATCGGCGCCACCGTCACCCTCGCCTTTGAGCGCGGCCTCACCTGGGGCCAGCGCTTCCTGCAGCTCGCGGTCGGCACCGTGGTCAGCTTCTACGCCGCGCGCATGGTCGGCGCGATCTGGCACGGCCTCGATCCATTCGTGATGGACGGCGTCAAGTTCACGATCGGCATGATCGCGTTCAAGGCCACGCCCCGCTTCATCGCTTCGGCCGTCGACGTCGTGGCCGGCGTCCCCGGCATCATCCGCGATCGCTACCTTCCGAAAGGAGAATGACCATGGGCTCGCCCGCCTGGATGGACCCGAACCGGATCACGGACATCACGATCCACTGCCCGCGACGCCTGAGGGCCGCGACAATTCCGCGGCCGAGGTGACCCGCTGGGACGTCGAGCGCTTCGGGCAGGCCAGCTACCACTATGTGATCGAGCTGGACGGCGACGTCGTGCCAACGCTGCGCCACGATCAGAAGGGTGCGCATGTCGGTAACCGCAACACCGGCAATCTGGGCATCAGCTATGTCGGTGGCACCGCGACGCTGAACGCTGGCGGCGCGCCGAAGGACACCCGGACGGCGGCCCAAAAGGAGGCGATGGCGCGCCTGGTCAAGGATCTCCGTCGCCAATTCCCGCGCGCACGAATCCGCGGTCATCGCGATTGGCCGGGCGTCGCGAAGGCCTGCCCCAGCTTCGACGTCGCCAAATGGCTGGCGTCGATCGGCTTGGCGGCATGAACCCCTGGGCGGTTCTCGGCGGCGGCCTGGCCGCGATCGCGCTGCTCGCCGGCGCCTATGTCGTCGGCCGCGGCGATGGCCAGGCCATCGAGCAGGGCAAGCAGGCAACTGCCACCCGCGCCGTCGCGGAAGAACGCGCAGCGCGCGAGCAGCGCGTCGACCAGGTCGGCGCCGGCGCCGTCCAGGCCGAGGCCCAACGGACCAACACCATGACGGAGGTTCGCCATGAAATCGAACGCATCACGGTCGATCGCCCTGTGTATCGCAATGTCTGCATCGATGCTGACGGGGTGCGGGCGCTTGACCACGCCGCCGCCGCAGCCAATGGCGAGGATCCCGGCATCGGACCTGCAGCCGCCGGCGCTGCTCCCGCGGCCGCGCCGCCTGGCTGACGGGACCATGGACGGCATCACGGCGATCGGCGGCTTCTACGATCTCTACGACGTCGCCGGCAGGATGCGGCTCGACTATGTCGCGCTGCAGTGCAAGGTGCTCGCGTCCCAGGGCCAGCCTCTTCGCGCCGATTGCCCGAAGGCGCCGGCGCCATGAACAAGCTCGATGCATGCCGCGCGGCGATCGTCGCCGCCAACTCGGAGCTGGCGCAGAACCCGGATCGCCTGATGATCTGGGCGGACAAGGGCCGGGTCGTCACGCGCCTCACCACCGCGCTCGGCTATGAGTGGCGATATCGGGCGAATATCCTGCTCGAGGGCCTCACCAGCTCGCCTGACGCGATCATGGTGCCGGTGCTCCTCTGGCTGCGCGAAGCCCAGGCAGATCTCCTGCTCAACTTCCAGCGCGGCGACGAGGCCGTGAAGTTCGAAGCGCACATCCTCGATGCGAACAGCTGGGATCTGAAGGTGGAGTTCGAACTTTCGGAGGCCGTCACCCTCACGCCACGCGATGGCGGTGGCTGGGATGTCACGCACCTCCCCGAGCCGCCGATCGGCGACATGCTGCTCGAGGGCGCCGGCGCCACGCCACTGCGCGAGATCTGGCTCGGGGGCGAGCAGCTGATCCCGCGGCCATGAGCGACCCGCTTGATCCGCTCGACCATGAACTGGCGCGCCTTGCGGCGTCGATCGCGCCGCCGGCGCGCAAAAAGCTCGCCGGCGCGATCGCGAACGACCTGCGCGCCAGCAATGCCAAGCGGATTCGCGCGAACGTCCAGCCCGATGGCGAGCGCATGGAGCCCCGCAAGGCGAGCTCACTGCGGCCCGCGAGTCTGGGCGCGGTCGCGCGCAAGAAGAAGGATCTTCGACCACCGCGCATGTTCCAGAAGGCACCCGGCTACCTGGTGAAGCGCGCGACCGCCGCCGGCGCCGAGCTCGGCTTCAGCAGCTCGGCCGACCGCATCATGTCGGTGCACCAGCTCGGCCTAGTCGACCAGGTGTCCGACAAGGCCGGCTCCCCCAAGGTCGCCTATCCCGAGCGCGTGGTGCTCGGCCTGTCCGACGAGGACCGCGATCGGCTGACGTCAAGTGTTATTACCCATATTGGCGGGAACTGACGCCGCCGGACGCAAAGCGGCCTGTCGGCTACCCAAAAGAACCGTTTCGGCGCCGCTTGCGGGGATCGCTCTTTCGAGTAGCGTGCCACTGAGGTACGAGCGGCAAGGAATAGTAATTGGGGGCGGGATTGGAGCAGTCTAAGGTGGTGGCGGCCAACGCGACAGACGCCAACCTAATACACGATGATGCGGCAAAGGCACTTGAGACTATAAACAATGGCGAAGTATCGCTTATTGTGACGTCTCCTCCGTACAATATTGGCAAAGAGTATGAGCGCGACCGCAAGATGTCGCTGCAAGAATACTTGGAATGGCTCCGACCAATAGCGGAGAGCTTGTATCTAAAACTTTCTGATACGGGAAGCCTATGCTGGCAAACCGGTAATTTCGTGGAAGGCGGAGTGGTCTACCCCCTAGACTTCTTTTTCTACGATATATTTTCCAAGCTAGGACTTAAGCTTCGGAACAGGATCATCTGGCGCTTCAACTTCGGGCTTCATGCGACGAAGAGATTCTCGGGCCGGTATGAAACGCTCCTCTGGTTCACGAAGTCCGACGAATACACCTTCAACCTAGATCCGATCCGAGTGCCCCAACTTTATCCCGGTAAGAAGCATTCGAATGCAAAGGGCGAAGGCAAGGCGGGAAAATTTAGCGGCAACCCGAAGGGAAAGAATCCGGCCGACTTCTGGACGTTCTCGGCAGAAGACGCCTTCCTAAACGATCCAGTGTGGGATTTGCCAAATGTGAAGGCAAACCATCCAGAAAAGACGATTCATCCCTGCCAGTTTCCCCACGAACTCGCGGAGCGCTGCGTCCTGGCCTTCACCCAGCCGGGCGATTTAGTACTGGATCCATTCCTTGGGGCAGGCACAACCGCCATCGCCGCCATCAAGGCCGGACGGCGGGTAATCGGCGTGGACAAAGATCCTCGGTACATCGCGCTTGCTCAGCAGCGCCTGAATGAATTGAATTCTGGCGAACTGGCATTGCGGAGATCCGGCCTTGCGGTCCGGGCGCCCAAGCTCGGGGAAGCCGTGGCTACTATCCCCGAGGAATGGGGGGGCAATGAATAATGGCGGCGCCGAAAAAGAAGAAGGCCCCTAGGGCCCTAACGCCCGAGCAGGTCAATGCGAAGGTCCAAGCGGATCATCGTTCGCTGATTCGGTCCATTTTTCGCGGTTGCGGCTTCCACCGCGTGACCGCCGTCTCGGACAAAGAGTTTACCTACGACGGGCAGAAGTCAGACTTCGACGACGTTTTCGTTTATGAGAACGTCATTCTTCTGATGGAATACACGACATCCCAGCCCTCGAGTGTTGGCGCGCACTTGAAACCGAAAAAAGTCCTTTACGACAAGATAGACGCCGACCGGCCTGCTTTTATTCAGTTCTTGAAGCAGAAGTTCATCGACTCTGCTGACCAATTTCCTCAGCACTATCACGCCAGCAAGCTGGTTGTCAAAATTGTCTACTGCTCAAGATATGACTTTGAGAGTCACTACAAGAGCAATGTGCCAAATCCGTCCTACTTGGACTACTCGGCAGCGAGATACTTTTCATCCGTAATTGATGCCATAAAGAAATCTGCGATACTCGAACTCTTGGAATTCCTTGGAGTGGATTACAAGCAGGTTGGAAGTGGTGGAAAGATATCCGTTTCATCCGCTGGGAAAGAGTACAGCGGATCGCTGCTCCCTGAAGCACACTCTAATTTTGACGACGGATATAAGGTCGTCTCCTTTTATGCAGACCCGGAGGCCCTACTCCGCACTGCGTATGTACTACGCAAGGATGGGTGGCGAGACTCGCTCAACCTATATCAAAGGATGATTTCCAAGGCCAAAGTCGAGGCTATCCGAGCTTACCTGAAGAAGGAGCGCAGGGTATTCATAAATAATATTATCGTGACCTTGCCGCCTGATGTTAAACCTATCGGAGAAGACGGAACTACGCTTGAGGCAAAGGATTTAACTGACACTGCCCCAGTGTTAATTAAACTCCCAGATAGACCGAACTCTGTCGGGCTAATCGATGGCCAGCATCGGGTTTTTGCTTACCATGAGAGCGTGTCTGACGACGCAGAGATTGCTCAGCTGAGAATACAGCAAAACCTTCTGGTCACGGGCATCATTTATCCGAATAATATAAGTGAACCGGATCGTCAAAAATTTGAGGCGAAGCTTTTCTTGGAGATTAACTCTACCCAGACTAGCGCAAAGTCGCCACTGAAACAGGCTATCGGCATCGTCTTAGATCCTTATTCGGGGGAGTCGATTGCGGCGCGCACCTTGGCTGGCATGGCGAAGGATGGCCCGCTATCAGGATTTATCCAACAGTACTTTTACGACACTGAGAAGCTTAAGACCGCATCTATTGTCAGTTACGGCCTAAAGCCGCTAGTGAAAACAAGCGGATCCGATTCGATATTTTCGATATGGAAGGAAGCGAACAAAGATTTGGTCGCTTCCGGATCAGACCTGACGCTCCTGGAGAGCTATGTGGCCTTTTGCGTCAATACAACGAATACCTTTTTGCGGTCCGTAAAAAGGAACTTAGATAAATCTCGATGGACGACCGCTGCGAAAGTTCCAGGAAGGGTTCTTGCCACCACCTATATCAATAGCTTCCTGATTGCACTGAGACTACTTATCGAGCGCGGCGAAGATCTTAGCGAGGATGTCGTAAGATCCAAGCTAGCGGGGCTTAATGATTTCGATTTTTCTGTCTATCATTCCAGCCAATACGCTCGGATGGCCGAAAAGATCGTAGCCACCCACTTCACAAACACCCCGGCACCGACAGTAGGAGACGCCCCCGGAGAGCTGCCAAGCTGACTTACCCGGCCTAGGGCTTCTCGCGATTGCTAGCTTTCAGCCAGTCAATGATCTGGTACGCGTGCCTACGAAGGCAATTAGGTTCCTGGATCAGCAGCGTGCACGCACCATGAGGATCTCGCTCGGCGAAGGACGCAAGTTCATGCAGATCGCCTCGATAGTGCCGCAGGATCCTAATGGCCTGCACGCCCATTCCCGCCACCTCTTCCTCCTGCACGACAAGCGCGCGCTTGTAGATCTCGTTCGCGCGGCTAGGACTCACACCGAGCGCCTCGCCGATCGCTTGGAAGGTTGCGCTCTGTTCGCGCAACTTGAGCGCCATCTGATGTCGTTCCTTCATACTCGCTCGATAGCTCGGCCTGGCCCGTCCGTCACTGCCGGGAAGCAACAGGTGGGCGGCGGAGTCCGAGCTTGGTGACGCTGTTGTAACGCACGCTCTTACAACAGTCCGGCATGGCAGGCCGGCCACCCGCGCGGCGAAGTGCCGGCGTGCCCGACCTGTCCACCACCTCCGCGATCGATCTGTCGCAGATGACGCCGCCCACGGTGATCGAACCCGTTGGCTATGAGGCGATCCTTGCCGCGCTGATCGCGCGCATCCAGGAGCCGGACCTCTTTCCCGACTTCGATGCGACGGTCGAGTCGGACCCGATCATGAAGCTGCTCCAGGTCCTGGCCTGGCGCGAGCTGCTGATGCGCCAGCAGTTCAACGAGCGCGCCCTGCAGCTCTTCGTCGCCTACGCGACCAAAACGAACCTCGACCATCTGGGCGTCCTGGTCGGAGTCCCGCGCCTGGTGATCGACGAGGGCGATCCCGAACACGGCGTGGATCCCACGCTCGAGGACGACGATCCCTACCGCCAACGCATCGTTTTGGCGGCCGAGAGGTTCTCCGTCGCCGGGCCCGCGCTGGCCTATGTCTTCCACGCCAAGTCCGCCCACCCCGACGTGCTCGATGCCAGCGCCACCTCCCCGGCCCCGGGCGAGGTCCTGGTCTCGGTGCTCTCACGGACTGGAGACGGGACGGCGCCCGCCGACACGCTCGAAGCCGTCGACGTGGTCCTCACGCCGATCGCCGGCAATCGCATCCGTCCCATGGGCGACCTGGTCACGGTGGCCTCGGCCGAGATCGTCGAGTTCGAGGTCGTCGGCACCCTCTACACCTTCCTCGGTCCCGATCGCGACGTCGTCCTGGCCGCCGCCCGCGTCCGCCTCGATGCCTATCTGGCCGCGAGCCGCCTGCTCGGCCGCAACATCACCGTCTCGAGCCTGCATGCGGCGCTTACCGTGCCCGGCATCCAGCGCGTCGAGCTCGAGCTCGAGGAAGACGTGGTCTGCGACATGACCCAGGCGGCCTGGTGCACCAACATCGCGCTTGCGCATGGCGGCTATGACGACTGACCCCCAGCTCCTGGCGCCGAACGCAACGGCGCTCGAGCGCGGCGTCGCCAAGGTGTCCGAGCGCCTGGGCGAGGTGCCGATGCCGCTCGCGGAGCTATGGGATCCCGCCACCTGCCCGCTCCCGATCCTGCCTTGGCTGGCCTGGGCGCTCTCGGTCGATACCTGGGATGCGGACTGGTCCGAGGGCATCAAGCGCGAGGCCGTGGCCAACTCGATCGATGAGCATCGCCGGAAGGGCACCCGCTATTCGGTCGAGCAGGTCCTCGCCCGCTTCGACGACCTCGCCACGATCGTCGAATGGCACGAGACCGCCCCGCGCGGCACGCCGCACACCTTCGAGGTCATCCTGCCTCTGGTGCTCGAGGACGGCACCGCCCCGGGCGGTGAACGCGCGACCGCGGCCTTTGCCGACCAGGTCATCCGCGAAGTCTCCCGCACCAAGCCGCTGCGCGAGCATTTCCAGTTGGTCCAGCAAGTCACGCTCGCCGGCGGGATCGGCGTCCAGGGCGTGGCCCGGGTAGCGCTGCTGCAGCGCGAGGACATGATCCTGACCGTCGACACCTCCCAGCCCTGGGCGACCCTGCTGACCGACGAGAACGGCGAGCCGCTGCAGAGCGAGGATTCCACCTTTCTGGACACCGCCCCATGACCGCACTTCCCCTCGTCGTTACTGCCGACGGCCTGCAGCGCTTTACCGAGGCGCAGCTCGACGACGATATCAATCTCGCGATCACCGAGGTCGGCTTCACCGACCAGGTGTTCGTCGTGGCGCCCACGCTCACCGCGCTTCCCGGCGAGTTCCGGCGGGTCGACACCATCTCGGGCACCGCCCTGGACAACTACATCGTCCATATGATCGTCCGGGATGAGGCGCCGCTCTCCTACTCGGTGCGCGGCTTCGGCCTCTACCTCGACGACGGCACACTTTTCGCCGTCTATGGCCAGGCCGGTCTGATTGTGCAGAAGTCCGCGGGCTCGACCCTGCTGAACGCGATCGACATCGCCTTCCCCACCGGGAACGCGAACGAACTCGTCTTCGGCGACACCAACTTCCTCAACCCGCCGGCGACCGAAACGACCAAGGGTGTGGCCGAGATCGCAACCGATGCCGAGGCGGACACCGGCACCGACGACGAACGGATCATGTCGCCGAAGAAGGTGAAGCGCGTGCTCGACGCGCTCGCCACCGCCTTGGGCGTCGATATCGATGCCCTGGAAACGGCGCTCAGCGCGCTTGCCGCCCGCACCATCACCGGCTCCGGCCTGGTCACGGGCGGCGGCTCGCTAGCGGCAAGCCGGGTGCTCGACGTCGCGATCGCCAGCTCGGCCGAGATCCTCGCCGGCGTCCAGAACGGCAAGGCGATCACGCCGGCGGGCATCGCCGGGATCACACGCTCGCTTGCAACCAACGGCTACACCCCGATCTTGGGCGGCGCGATCGTCAAATGGGGTCGCTTCACAGCTGCTGCGGACAACACCACCGCCGTCACCTTCCCGCTCGCCTTCCCCAATGCCTGCTTCGCCGCGGTCTGCAGCGGCGGCCAGTCCGGGCTCGATGAAGCCAATGACGAGGACAATTTCCCCGAGGTGATCGAGTCCACGATCACCAGCGGCGGCTTCACCGTCTCGAGCAACCGGGGAAGCGGCATCACCACCACCTATATCGCGATCGGATTCTGAGCATGGCCGCTTCTCGCCTGCTGTGGAGCCCCGCCGGCTTTTTCCACCGTGACGTACACCGGGTCATTCCCGTCGACGCCGTACCGGTCTCGGCAGCGGTCCATGCCCGACTGCTCGACGGCCAGGCCAGGGGCAAGGAGATCGTCGCGGGCCCAGGCGGGCGCCCGATCCTGGCAGACCCGGGAACGCGCTCGCCCGAGGAGCGCCGCCAGCGCGCCCGCCGCCAGCTGCGCCGCGAAACCCGCCGGCGGATCCTCGCCATCGCCAGCCTCGCCACCCAGGCGAACGACAATAGCGCGCTCGCCCTTGCAGCCTTCGCGATCGCCAGCGCCGGCGCGACGACGATCGACACGGCCGGCGCGATCGCCCGCCGCACCCGCATCGACGCCGTCCGCGCCGCCGGCGCTGCGATCGGCGCCCTGCTCGAGCGGACCACCGACGCTGATCTCGCCAGCTTCGACCCCACCGCAGACCACCACTGGCCCGACGAGGATTGACCCGTGAAGATCTCCGCCCTCACGACGCTTGACAATCCGACTGGCCTGGAAACCATCCCGGCCCTCTCGGGGGTCGAAACCGTCGCCGTGCGTGCCGGCGCACTCGCCGCTGCTGCTGTGGCGCCCCAGCTTGCCATCGCCACCACCGCGGCCGCCAACGCCGCGGCGGCCGCCGGCTTCCCGCAGCTGAACGGCAACCTCCCCATCGGGTGGATCGATCTCGCCGACAATGGCATCACCGGGTACGAAAACGACTATGGCGTGACCTGGTTCTCGAACGGCCTGCGCTGCATCTCTATGATGCCGGAGACCTACAACATCCGCGCGGAGTGGAAGGGCGCGCTGCGCCTCCGCAATCCCGCCGATGGGCTCACCTATATCGAGGTCCTCGTCGAGCGGATCTACGACCCGACCAAGCAGGGCATCGCCGCGGCGGTCCGCTACGTCCACACCGACACCGGCAACGACGCCAACAACGGCCTCACCCCGGGCACGGCCTGGAAGACGGTCAACTATGCCGTCACCCAAATCAACGCCGATGGCTCTTCGGTAGTGTTCGACCTGCTGGTCGACAGCACCACCTTCATCGCCGGCAATGCCCAGGGCTGGGACACCGGCAACATGCTGATCGGCACGCCGGGCAATCCCAAGCGGCTCCGCATCAAGAACATCGGCGCGGGCCGGCCCTGGCTCCTGCCCGGGATGCGCGGAAACTACACCATGGCGACCTTCGCCTGGATCCCCAAGGGCAACGGGATCTGGGCCTGCTCGACCGGCGCGATCAGCGCGGCCGCCAAGAACTCGCCCTTCGTCGCCGACCTGTCCGTCCTGGATGCCGACGGCGCGCCGACCTTCAGCGATGCACTTGCCGGGCCCTTTGCAGACGAGGCCGCAGTTCTCGTGCCAATGCAGGATAGGCCGAGCTTCTACTATCTCGCCGCCACGGGCACCTGGTACGTCAAGCTCGCCTCGGGTGCTAAACCCAACCCGGGCGTCAACTTCGCCTATTCCGAGCTGCAGGCGGGCAACACCTTTTCGCTTGCCGAAGGGTCCCGCCTGCTCGTCGAGAACTTCCGCTGCGTGTTCAATTGCGGCGCGGCCGACCAGGCAATCTTCTTCTGGGCGCACCCGCAGACCTACACGATCGGCGCCGCCGCGCCGAACGTGGTGCACGATATCCAGGTCACCTGGATCGACTGCGAATCCTATGGTTCGAGCGGGAACAGCTTCGGCTCGCGCTCGGTCACCCGCACGATCATCAAGCGCTGCAAGGCAAAGTACGGGTGGCTCGACGGCGTGAACACCCACTCGCTCTATGTGCCCGGTAACAGCAACGCGCCCGAGCAGGGCAGCGCCCAGCACACTTGGGTCGAGGACTTCGTCGCCGAGCATCTCGGCCCGAACAACTTCAAGGGTCAGCCCGCGGTCAACACCAGCTGCAACGCGATCACCGATCACGATCGCGGCCGCACCACCGCGGTCAACTGCCGTGGCGGGCTCACCTATGGTGCCGTGTTCGCCTTCACCGGCGGGGCGAAGGGCCTGGCGCTCAACTGCAACATGTACGAGCCGACCAACACCACCACCGGCGCCGGCGCCGCCCAGGGCACCACCTCGTGCAAGTCGCCCTATTGGGCAGACGGTGCCAGCTCGACCGCGCCGTTCGACGGGACCGAGCTCTGGCTTGTCCACTGCACCGGCCAGGTGAAGAACAGCGGAGCGATGTTTTATCTCAACACGGCGGCGCGGATCGTCGCCGTCGAGTTTCGGGGGAAGAAGTCCACCCTTAAGGTGAACATGACAACGGGAGGTATCGTCGACGGCGTCGGGGCGCCGATCTAGTAGAACTTGCCAAGCGCCCTCTGGCCCTGGCGTAAAATATCTCTCATCGCTTCATCGATGTGATCAAGCGACCGAGAGTACAGTTCTGCAGGAGGGCAGTCCTCCGGGATTCTCTCCAATGCTGCGAACAGTGAACGAATGCACTCCCCTGTGCTATCTGGCAGAATGAGCGCCGCCATCGCGCGGGACTCTTCCAATTTTATCTTTGCGCTTTGGTATCGGCGGGAGAGATCGCTTTTGTGCTCTGGCGCCCACGAGAAAGCGCCCTCATGTTCTTCCAGCCAGGAAAGCTGCACGCTCTGCATCTGACCGAGAGCAAGAACAATGTCCGTGAAGGCCTGTAGGCGCTTTTCCCACGATTTTTCCAGCTTGTAACGCCGCAGCGCCCACCGGACTGCCAGCCATGCCACAAGGAGCGCCCCAGCAAGCTGGCCCATAAGTTTGGTGGCCTCAAAGAGCCAAAATTCTGGAAGCTCCACTTTCTCAATCCCCCAGGTCTCAATCGCCTTCCTGCAAAGCACAATGAACACCGGGGGCTGTCAACGTCCTCGACTTGCGCATGCTGTGCTGTCCGCCCGCGGGGCCGCCTGGCTCACCCAGCCAGTGTTGTAACGCCGCTTCTTACAACAGTGGGAACGTGATCGTCGCGCGTCCGCGCTCCAGCATAGGCCCCGCTCAATCGGGCCGGCTGCGGCCCGCACCCACCAGCGAGGACCGCCGCCATGAACAACCGCGCCACCAAGACTGTCACCTTCACGCGTCCGGCGAACACGACCCAATATGCCTCGGGCGACCTAGTCGCCAACAACGCCACCGCTGCCAGCGTGGTCGTGCCGCACGTCGCGGCGGCGCGCTTCCCGGGCGGAAACGGCAGCGTCGTCGGGATCCAGCTCACCAAGAGCAGCGTCTCGGTCACCGCGGCCGCCTTCCGCGTTCACCTGTTCACCGCGGCGCCGACCGCCGGTAACGGCGACAACGGCGCCTTCTCGGTCACCAACGGTGGGGCCAAGGGCTATCTGGGCCATGTCGACGTGACGATCGACCAGGTGCTGGGCGATGCCGCCCAGGGCCGCGCTGCCTGCGCGATCCAGTTCGACACCGTCGCGCCGAGCGCAGACCTCTACGTCCTCCTCGAGGCGCGCGACGTCTACACCCCGGCCTCGGCCGAGGTCTTCACCGTTGAGCTCGAGCTCGAGCGCGACTGATCCGTGACCGCCGAGGACGATCTCCCGGGCCGCATGGGCGAGCTGATCCGCTATGGCACGATCGACAGCGTCGATCTGCCCGGCGGCCGCATCGCCGTGCGCGTCGGGGAGATTGTCACGGCGAACCTGCGCTGGCTCACCGGCGCCGCCGGCGGAACGTCGATCTGGATCCGGCCCAAGGTGGGCGAGCAGGTCGTGCTCTTCGCGCCGGATGCAGACATCGAAGGCGCGATCGCCATGCGTGGCGTCGTCTGCAATGCCTTTCCGCCGATCGGAGACCAGGACCGCGACGTCATTCGGTTCGAGGACGGCGCCGAGCTCGCCTACGATCCGGTGACGCACGGGCTCGAGGCGACCTTGCCCGGCGGCGGCAAGGCCACGGTGACCGCGCCTGGCGGGATCAAGTTCGTCGGCGACGTCGAGATCCAGGGCCAGCTGAAGGTCACCGACAACGTCGAGCTCGAGGCGCAGCTCCACGCCGTCGGCGAGATCTCCAGCGACGACGACGTCAAGGCCGGCTCGATCAGCCTGAAAACCCACAAGCACGGCCAGGTGCAGCCGGGCAGCGGGATCTCGGGGGTGCCGCAATGATCGGCATGGACCGAGAAACCGGCAAGCGCCTCTCGGGCCTCGAGCACCTGGCGCAGTCGATCACCGATATCCTCACCACGCCGATCGGCTCCCGCCTGATGCGCCGCGATTATGGCTCGGCCGTGTTCGAGCTGATCGACCAGGCGATGAACGCGCTCGGCCGCCTCCGCCTTATCGCCGCCATCGCCGATGCGATCCGCCGTTGGGAACCCCGCATCCGCCTGACGCGCGTCACGCTAACCGGCGAAGCCGCCGAGTTCGCCGGCGGGCGGTTCGGCGTCGACCTCGAAGGCGAGCTCACCGAAGCCGCCGGCGTCACCGGCCTCGCCCGCCTCTCCATCCCCCTCCGTCCCGCTTCCAGCTGAGGATCCTCGCATGGCTTTCTTCCACGGCATCACCTTCCTCGAGCCCGTCGAGGGCATCCGTCCGATCCTCGAAAAGTCGATGGCGATCATCGGCGTGATCGTCACCGCCAGCGCCGAGGCTGGCGCCGCGACCGAGGCTCTCGACGCAGCCTTCCCGCTCAATCGTCCGGTCCGGGTGAACGACTTCCGCGCCGCAACTGCGCTGTCGACCGGCGGTACGATGGCGAAGGTCTTGGGCGCGATTGCCGACCAGGGCACGCCGCTGACGATCGTTGTGCGCATACCGGAGGGTGCCGACCAGGCCGAGACAGAGGCGAACGTGGTCGGTGGCAGCGTCGATGGCCTTTATACCGGTGTGAAGGCGCTACTCGCGGCTGAGGGCATCCTTGGCCTTCGGCCGAGGATCATCGGCATGCCCGGCCTCGACACGCAGCAAGCCATCGTCGCGGCCGTCGCCGTGGCGAAGAAGCTCGACGGAATGGTCTACGCAAGCTGCCGTGGGGCCGAAACGGACACCAACGAAGGTGCGACCATCTACCGTGGCCAGTTTGGCGATCGCGAGCTTGAGCTGATCTGGCCCGACTGGACCGGCTTCGACGGGCACGCGATCGCCACTGCGCTCGGCCAGCGCGCCATGACCGATGAGCGGATCGGTTTCCACAAATCGCTATCCAATGTCGTCGCCGCCGGCGTCACCGGCATCAGCAAGGACGTCCATTTCGACATCCGCGATTCCGACAACGACGCCGGCGTCCTGAATGCTGCCCAGGTCACCACCCTGATTTGCATGAACGGCTACCGGTTCTGGGGGAACCGCACCTGTTCGGATGAACCCTTCTTCTCCTTCGAGGTCGCCACGCGCACGGCCCAGGCGCTGAAGGATGCACTCACGCAGATCGAGGCGCCTTACATCGACAGGCCGATGACGCTGGGCCTGATCCGCGACTTGGTCGAAGAGGGCAACGCTCTTCTCCGCCGTTGGACGCGCGAAGGCCGGATCATCGGTGGCAATACCTGGTTTGACGGGACGGCCAACCCGGCGGAATCGCTCGCTGCGGGCAAGCTCACCATGGACGTCGAATATACCTCGATCGCGCCGCTCGAGGCCCTGACGAACAACCTCCGCGTCACCACGAAATACTATTCGGGTTTCGGCGACCAGCTGAACGCCGCGACCGCCTGACCTAGCGCGCAAAGGATCCGCACATGGGCCTCCCCCACAAGCTGAAGAACTTCACCGTCTACAACGCCGGCGACAACTATCTCGGCAAGGTGCCCGAGATCGAGCTACCCAAGCTCGCGCTCAAGGTCGAGCAGTATCGCGCCGCCGGCATGCTCGGTGAGATCGATATCGCGCTCGGCCTCGAGAAGCTCGAGATGACGACCAAGTATGGCGGCCTGGTCGTCGCGGTGATGCGCCAGTTCGGTGAGTTCGGCGTCTCCGGCATACAGCAGCGCTTTGTGGGCTGGTACCAGGAAGAAGAGCTGGGCACCGCCATCACCGCCGAGATCGTCACGCGCGGCATGCATACCGAGATCGACCTCGGCACCGCCAAGACCGGCGACAACACCGAGCACGCGGTCAAGTCGACGCTCACCTACTTCAAGCTGATCGTCAACGGCGCGGCGCTGATCGAGATCGACATGATCTCGGGCCTGTTCATCGTCGGCGGCGTCGATCGCAGCGCAGCGATGCGCGCCGCCCTGCAGCTCTGAACGGAGGTTTCCATGTCCAAGCCCGTCAAGATCGCGAACGTACCGCTCGAGGAGCCGATTGCCCGCGGCGAAACCTCGATCGAGACCTTGCAGCTCCGCAAGCCGATGAGCGGCGAGCTGCGCGGCCTCACCCTGGTCGACCTCACCCAGCTGAAGACCGACACGGTGATCAAGCTGCTGCCCCGGATCTCGAACCCGCCCATCACCGAGATCGAGGCCGCCGGCATGGATCCCGCCGACCTGCTGCAGTGCGGCGTCGAGATCGGCTGTTTTTTTCTGACGGCGGCGATGAGGGCGGAGAACCCGGGCCTGTAGAGCAGGCCTGCGCGGACATCGCCGCCGTGTTCCATTGGCCGCCCGAGGTGATGGCGGCGATGACGCTGGACGAACTGATGATGTGGCAGTCGCTTGCCATCGATCGCTTCGAGAAAATGAGAAAGGCTGAAGGGTGAGCGAGAGAAGTGTCCGGGTCCAGGTGCTGTTCGCCGCGCTCGATCGCCTGGGCGCGCCGCTGCGCCAGCTCACCGGCGGCACCCGCGGCCTCGGCCGCGCGATGGCGGAAACCCAGCGGGAGCTCGCAGGCCTCAAGCGATCGCAAATGCAGCTCGCCCAGTTCCGCGGTGCCGAGCAGCGATTCCAGAAGAGCGCCGAGGAGCTCGCCGAGCTGCGCGCCAGGACGGCCGCGGTGCGCGAGGAGATCGCCAGGACCGATGCCCCGACCAGGGAGCTCGCCCGCGCACTGCAGGCGGCCGAGAAAGCCGAGGCCGCGGCTGCGGCCCGCGCAGCGACACACCGGGACCGGCTCCAGGACCTGTCGCGGGGCCTCGAGCGCGCCGGCGTCGATGTGTCTCGCCTGACCGAGCACGAGGAGCGTCTTGCTCGCGAGACGCGGCAAACGAACGAGCAGCTCGAGGCGCAGCGCGCACGGCTCGAGCGCATCCAGCGGATCCAGAGGCGCGGCGCCGCCATCCGGGAAACCGGCGGCAAGATCGCCGGCGCCGGCGCCATGGCGACCGCCGGTGTTACCGCGCCACTCGTCGCGCTCACCGTGGCCTCGATCCCGGCCGCGATCGACAGCCAGAAGTCGTCGGCCGACGTCAAGTCTGCACTCGACTCGATGGGCCCAAAGGCCGGGCGGTCGCTAGAGCAGTTGTCAAAGCAGGCGTCTGATCTGCAGGATAATTCCCTGTTCGACGACGACGACATCATGAAGCAGGTCACCGCGAACATGCTGACCTTCGGCAATGTGTCGGGGCAGGCGTTCGACCGCGCCCAGCTCGCCGCGGTGAACCTCACCGCGCGCCTGGGCGGCGACCTGCAGGGCCGCGCCCTGATGGTGGGCAAAGCGCTGAACGATCCGGTGAAGGGAATCAGCGCCCTCACCCGTGCCGGCGTCAGCCTCAGCGCCGAGCAGAAGGAGCAGATCAAGACCTGGGTCAAGGCGGGCGAGACCGCCAAAGCCCAGGCGATGATCCTGGACGAACTCGACAAGCAATTCGGCGGCGCCGCCAAGGCGCAGCGCGATGCAGACCCGACCGCCGGCTCGCAACAGGCCTGGCGCACCTTCCAGGAGAGCCTTGGCGGCGCCGCGCTCAAGATCCTGCCCGCCCTGACCAGGTTGCTCGAGAAGGTCACCGCCGTGATCGACTCGATGAGCCCGGACACCCTGCTCGCTGTCATCATCGCGCTCGCCTCGATCGGCCCGATCCTCACCATCGCCGGCGGCGCGATCACGGTCTTCGGGGCGATCCTGTCCGGCCTCGGCTTCGTCGCCGGCGCCCTGGGCATCTCGATGCTCGCGGCCTTCGGATGGATCGCGGTGATCGTCGCGGCGCTCGCGGCAGCGGCCTATGCGATCTACGCCAATTGGGGGCCGATCTCGAACTTCTTCAGCAAGCTTTGCGCCCGCATCGGCTCGGCGTTCATGGGTGCTGTCAACTTCCTCCGCTCCCTGATCCCGTCCTGGTCGTCGATCGGGAAGATGATGCTCGAGGGGCTGCTGACCGCGCTCGATCCCCTGCGCTTGGCGCGGCACATCATGGGCCTCGGTGCACGTGCCGTCACCGCGCTGAAGGCGGTGCTTGGCATCAAGTCGCCAAGCCGCGTCTTCGCCGCGATCGGCGGGCACATGATGGCGGGTCTCGACCAGGGCCTCGATCGCGGCGTCGGTGGACCGCTTTCGCGGCTGAGCGGCATCGGCAACCAGATGACGGCCGCCATGGCGGGCAGCGCGCTCATGGCGACGCCGGCGGCCGCCGGCGCCGGCACGCCCGGGCGCGGAGCCTCGGCGGTGCCGGTAACGAACAACTTCTACATCACCGTCCAGGGCGGTCCAGGCGTCGACATGCGCGCCCAGGCGCGCGAGCTCTACGCCGAGCTCAAGCGGCTGCAGGCCGAAGAAAACGGCTCCAGCTTCGAGGATCGCGACTGATGGCGCTCGCCGCCCTCGGCCTGTTCGTCTTCGAGCTGGCGACCTTCCCTTTCTCCGATTTCGCGCGGGACACCGAATGGGCGTATGCGCGCACGCCGCGCGTCGGCGATCGGGATGCCACCCAATATGTCGGCCCCGGCGCGGAGCGGATCTCGATCGGCGGCCTGATCGCGCCCGAGGCGGTGGGCAGCTATGGCGCCATCCAGACGCTGCGTGACATGGCGGACCAGGGCGAGAGCTACGACTTCATCGAAGGCACCGGCAGGATCCTCGGCCGCTTCCTGATCCTACGCATGAGCGAGCAGCGAAAGGCGATGCTCGTCGACGGCGTGCCGCGCGTGATCGATTTCTCCCTCGAGCTCGAGCGCGAGGCATGACGAGGCGGGCCGATTTCCGGCTCACCCTCGCGGGCTCCGATCTCGCCGGCGATATCTTCGCGGCCGCGGCGGAGCTGGTTGACATCACCGACAAGGTCCGGCCGCGCCTGGTCTCGCTTCGCCTCACCTCGAAGCGCGGCGGCGAGGCCGATCAGCTCGACCTGGTGCTCGACGATTCCGATGGCATGCTCGCCATTCCGCCCTCTGGCGCCGTGATCCGGCTGCAGCTGGGCATCAAAGGCGAGGGCCTGGTCGACAAAGGCGCCTTCAAGGTCGACGAACCGGAGTGGAGCATCCCGAGCGACCAGATCTCGGTCCGCGCCCGGGCGGCCGACCTGACCGCAGGCTTCCGCGTCCGCACCGAGCGGAGCTGGAAGGGCACGACGCTGGGCGCGATCGTGCGCGAGCTCGCTGGCGCCAACGGCCTGGATCCACGCATCGATCCCGATCTCGCCGGCATCCCCGTTCCCACGCTCGTCCAGCACAACACCAGCGACATGGCCCTGCTCCGCCGCCTGGGGAAGGATCACGACGCAGTCGCCACGGTGAAGGACGGCAAGCTGCTCTTCAGCCGGATCGGCAAGGGCACCACCGCCAGCGGCAAGGCCCTGCCCGGGCTCACCTTGACCCGCCCCGACGTATCGAGCTGCAGGGTGCGGTTCACCGCCCGGGGAGCCGATGCCGGCGTCGAGGCGCGCTGGCACGACCAGGACGCCGGCGAACGCAAGACGGTGAAGGCCGGCGGCGGCGCCGGCAAGCCGAAGCGCCTGCGAAAGGTCTATCACAGCGAGGCGGCCGCGCAGCAGGCCGCACAGGCCGAGAACGGCCGAACCAAGCGCGCCGGCGCATCGGCATCGATCGAGCTATCGGATCCTCGCCCGGACCTCTACCCCGAGCGCAACGTCACGCTGCAGGGCTTCAAGCCCGGGGTGGATGGGTCGAACTGGATCCTCTCAGAGGTGTCACACAGCCTGGACAAGTCCGGCGGCCTGCGTACCAGCCTTACGCTCGAGGCAAAGGGCTAGATCTGCCCGACGCGAAAAGGGCGCAGCTGCTGGTCCGTTAGGTGAGGTGGAATGTCGAAGTGAAGAAGAGGTGTTCCACCACCCGAGCAATGGTCAAAAGCGTCGCCACGACAAAACTTCCCCATCCCAGTTTGGTATTCAGGTCGAAGGACCGTACCTGCGACGAGTATATGTGCGAGCTGCTTTGCGTAAGGCTCTCTCGCAGCGTGTCCATCTTCTGGATATACCCGTTGAACACCTCCAAGGTGTTCCTCGCTTCCTCCTTAACGCTGGCGAGTTCAGCGGACAGCTGCTCCCCGACCAGCGAGACGGATTCACCGATCATTCGAATGCGGGCATGCACAGATTGCTCGACCTCCCCGTATTCCAATGCTGGGGGCCCTACCCTGGCCCGCGCTAGGCTCATGATCTGATCGCGCACTTCCTCCACGATTCGCGTCGACAAGATCTCGCCGGAGATCCTCTGAGCTGTATCTTCCCACGAATCGATAGAACGGGTCAGGCGGTTCGAAAACTCATTGACCGGGCTGATCAAATCGAACTGATGAAGGCGGTCCAAGATTGCCGCGGCGGCTTGCTCATCTGATCGACCTGCCAACATTTCGCTATTGCGGGCGACGGCGACCAAGTGTTCGGCATGGTATTCATGCCCGAAGTAGAGCGTTGCGAACCAAAGCGCGATATAACCGATCCACGCAGGCAACCCGGCATCATCGCTGAAGCCCGGGACCTTGATCTTGTCGGGCGCCGCAAGGGCGAAGAGGATCAGCAGGGCACAGACAAACAGATAGTTGCGCCGCGTCCGCTCATAGGCCGGCGTATACTTGAACTCGATCTTCGGCTCCGGTGAAGCGAGCGGCGTGACCTCCTGCCTCGGGCGCATCGATCAATCCTCCTCGCCGCCGCTCAAGACGCGTTCTCTAGCTCGGCCTCGCTGGGCGGCTCACTGCACTGATCCTTCGGGGCGGAGGGAAAGGCGGAACATGCAAAGGTGCTGCGATCGTACCCGGTGTTTCGGTTGATCTTCAGGCTGTATATCCGCGCCGCTGTCTCGCGGTTGGTCATTTGCGGAGCGGTGGCAACGCGGTCCGCGTCCACCCAGCCCCAAACGTCACACAGGGACTTGCCAGCACATTGGGCCCTAGCGGCGCGATCAATCGCCTCGGGCTTCGCATCGCGGGGAATGATGACCGTGTAGATCCCGCTCCCGATGGCCTTGAATGGGAAGGCTGCAGCACGATCGCCACCCCCTTCTTCCTTAGGAAGTAGCGACACGAGAATTATGATCAGCACCGCGAGCAGCACTATCGCGCAGCCGCATCCCTGTATTTGCTTCCCGCTTGCCTGGAACTTCTTGCCTGCGGCGACGGCTCGCACCGCCCGATCTTGCTTCGACATTCTTCCCCCTCGCCCGGATCGCCCCAGGGCCCGGGAGACTGATGCCCGGTGTGGCGGGCTATGTCCTCCTTAGTTCGCGCCGAAATGGATTGGCTGCACTAGGTCGTGAACTCATAAATGCGGGACGGTTGAAGAGGTCTTCGAGGCGCTAATCGACGAATTTTACGCTCACTACAGTTGCCTCGTCCGCGATGGTTTTGAGCGCATCGAGAAACGACGCATCGCCGCCGCTCGTTCGTAAACCTGACAGTTGAGCGGAATGCCTGAAGACGAGCGAGACTTCTCCCGGCCATCCTGGTCCGCCACTTTCGATTGCGTCCCAGAAGGCGTCGAGATTTCGACCGAACATTGCGGCGCCCTCGGGTTTCGCAGCGTCGAGATAACGCTGCCAGAACTCCTCTGTCGATCCGATGCCGGAACAATCAATCACGACCTCTTGCATATTCCGAGCATCGCATTTGCTTGTGAGGTCCGCAACAGAGGCGTGATGACCTTCCATATTCCGCCCAATTCTGATTCACACTCCGCATGAGCCGATATGACCTGACCGACTTCGAATGGCGCGTTATCGAACCGCTACTGCCCAACAAGCCGCGAGGCGTTCCGCGCGTCGATGATCGTCGGGTGCTGAACGGCATCTTTTGGGTGCTGCGTTCCGGCGCACCATGGTGCGATCTGCCCGAACGCTATGGTCCGCGCACCACCTGCTACAATCGCTTCGTGCGATGGCGAAAGGCAGGCGTCTGGGATCGGATGATGGATGCCATCACCGCCGCCTATGACGGCGACATCCAGATGATCGACAGCACTTCCATCCGGGCGCATCAACAGGCTGCGACGGCAAAAAGGGGGATCGAGATCATTGTCTCGGTCGTTCCCGAGGCGGGCTCACGACCGAAATCCATGCCGTCGTCGATGCGCAAGGCCTCCCGATCCGGCTCGGCCTGACCGCTGGGCAGGCACATGATGGCCAAGTCGCGGACGATCTGCCCAACCACCTTGGGCCGCACATGATCGTGCTCGCCGACAAAGCCTACGATGCCGATCGCATCCGCGCGCTGATCGAGGAACAGGGCGCCACGCCCAACATCCCGGCCAAATCCAATCGAAAGTGGAAGCCTTGCTTCAGCAAGCGGCTCTATCGCGAGCGCAACCTGATTGAGCGGTTCTTCTCCAAACTCAAGCACTTCCGCCGCGTTGCCACTCGCTACGAAAAGTTAGCGGAGAACTTCCTGGCCATGGTCCAACTTGCCTCAATGCGCCTTTGGCTCCGCGCTTATGAGTCTACGGCCTAGTCCCGTTCGCCGCGGAACTCGGCGTTCGGTGTGTGCAGGCGAGCTGAAGCAGGAGCTCGCTGGGCGAGTGAACGCGTCAGGTGAAGGATTGCCGACTGATCGGCATCGTCGAGCAGGGCGATCAAGTCGATCAGCTCCGTTTGCGACTCGGAGAACAATTCCCGAGCTCGCCTTCCGGTCAGGACGAAATGCACGTCGACACCCGCCCCGGCGAGATTCGCGAAATATTCTGCGCCGGGTTCGGTTTCGGCCTTTTCATACCGGCTTTGAGTTTGAAGGCCGACCCCGCCCAACCGACCGAACTCGGTCTGGTTGAGCCCCTTCGTTTTGCGCTCGGCACGCAAACGGGAGGAAAATTCTACAAGGTTGAACAAATTTCGATTGACCTTTGTGCAATCCTGATGAATTGTTGCCACTAGTTTCTACAGAATGGCACAAAGCACATGTTTGACCCCGGTGCCACACCCGACGACATCGCTGTGCGGGCGGGACGCGTACGCGCCCGACTCGCGGCTGAAGGCGTCAATGTGAGCGAATGGGCTCGGGGGCGCGGGTTCAATCCACGTCTCGTGCACGCGATTCTGGACGGGGGCCGACCCTGCCGGCGTGGTCAATCTCACAAGATCGCCGTCGCCCTTGGCATCAAGGACGGCGCTGCGTGATCCTGCACGCATCTCCTCTTTCCCCCCTTCGCGATCGGCCGCGGACCGATCGCGCTGCGACGCGCTCCGTGCCCGGCGGTTCGTCGGTAGCCCCACTTCCGCCTGTCCTGCGTACCGAGCCTGGCGCCGATGGTCGCTTTCCATCGGCGTCCGGTTTCGCAACCCGTCGCCGGGGGACCGACCCGAGGATAACGGCCGAGCCCATTGGGTTCCGGCACTCGAAGCCGCTATGGCAGTCCCCTATTGCTTTCCCGTTTCCCGCGAGCGCACAACGCGCCTCGGGTCGCCTCCGGCGCCGGCCGTCCCTCTCGTCGCCGGCGCCGGCCAGGTGCAGCGCATGACCCTGCAGGGCGCCTCGACCCTCTGCCTTCTTGTCGGTGGCCTGATCTGCGCCGCCGGTATCGTCGTCGGCCGCCGTGCGAGGGACCTGCCACGGGCCCGCGCCGTGCGTGCAAACCTGGTCGTGCTGGGCACCGGCTTGCTCGCCGTCGGCCTGCTGGGGCTGCTGCGATGACCAAGCTCCGCGCCCCGGTCAGCTTCGAACGCGCCCTGGTGCGCATCGCCGATCACCTTGGCTGGGACGGGTGCGCCGCCGTGGTCTCACAGCGGCGCGGCAAGACCGTCGCGGTACGCACGGTGACCAACTGGTCGGAGCCGGACACCAGCGCGATGATCTCGCTCGAGGACGCTTTCGCGCTCGAGCTCGCCTATCGCCGCGCCGGCGGCGAGGGCTCGCCCTTCGCCGATTGCTTCGTCTCGCGCATCAAAGCCGAACAGCACAGCAGTGTTAGCACCGCCGAGGAACTGACCCGACGGGTGGCCAAACAGATCAAGGAGGGCGGCGAGGCCAATTCGGCCGTGGTGCTCGCCCTCGCACCGAATGCGACCGATGCGGACCTCGCCCTCGCCCGGCGCGAGCTCGAGGAATCGATCGAGGCGCAACAGAGCACGCTCGCGCTGCTGACCGGCGGCACAGGGCCCGATGGCAGTAAGCCCGAGCATGCGCCCCACGGGGGGGCAAACTAGTGAGCAGGAGCCCACACGGTCTGCTTTGTCCCGATTGCGGCGGTCGCCTCGCGATCCGCTCCAGTCGGCAGGAGGGAACCACCCTCCGGCAGGTCTTCTACCAGTGCGAGAATATCGAGGCCTGCGGCGCCTCCTTCGGCGGTGCCGTCGAGATCACACACCGGATCTCGGCGGGCGTGTCGCCGAAGCCGTTCGCCGGCCTCCGCACGGTGCCGCCGCGCAGGCGTGCCGCGAACGATACCGACCCTGCGCGGACCAGCGGCCCGGAGGTGCCGCCAGCCAGCAATGACGACAGTGTCGATCACGCGCTGAGCCAGTAGCGCCGCCCTCCCCCGTCACCGCCGGACCTGCAAGCAATCAGCTTGCGGGGACGGATTTCTGCTGCCCGAAAGGATCGCCCGATGGTCATGTCACCTGGCACCTACATCCGGAAACGCCGCGAGGCCCAAGGCCTGTCGATCGACGACGTCGCCGGCATCGTCGGCACCGTGCCGCACCTGGACCGGCTCGGCCGCGTCGAATGGCTCTGCCTGCTCGAAGCGGACAAGGTGCCGATCACGGCCGACGTCGTCGCCTGCCTTGCCAAGGCATTCCCGTTCGATGGGGCGGTCCTGCACGCGCTGACGGAGATCCACGCCGGCGAGGATCGGTCTCCTCCGCAGCTCTGCCGTATTTGCGCCTGCAGCGATCGCCTGCCCTGCCGTGACGATATTCTGGGGCTCTGCACCCTGATCGCCCCGGACCTGTGCAACGCCTGCCCCGTCGACGAGCCGGGCGAGGGAGCGCAGCCTGTCGGCGACGAGGGCGACACCGCCCCGGAACCCGACCATAGCCAGGGAATGGCAGCGTGAGCGCGGCGCAGTCCCGGCGCCCGCGCGCCCTCCGCCCTGCCCGCATGGTCATCCAGCGGCGCCGCGGCGCGGTCCACCCGATGGGCTGCACCTGCGGTGTGCACAAGCCAAGGCGGACCCCCAGCGACGGCTCCTTCCTCGATCGCATGAGCCTGCCCGGGATCTTCCTGCTCGGCCTGTCAATCGGCCTGCTGCTGATCGCCACTCTCGCCGGACCCAAGGCGGCGCTGCTCGCTGCCACCGGCATCGTGTGGGCAGGTTGACCATGGTGCTGATCGATATCGCCAAGGAAGTCGCCCAGCGCGTCGAGCTCGCCGCCCGGGCCTTCGATGAACTCGCCCAGGATCTCGATGCCTGGCCCGGTGCCGTCGCAAGCGGCTGGGCCTCCACTCCAAAGAAGGACCCCGTCCATGTCCGATAGCATTTCGGCCGAACAGTTGCGCCTGTTCATCGAGCGCGTCGAGCGCCTCGAGGAAGAGAAGAAGGGCATCAGCGACGACATCAGGGATGTCTATGCCGAGGCCAAGTCGACCGGCTTTGACGTGAAGACGATGCGCAACATCGTCCGCCTGCGCCGGATGGAGAAGCACCACCGCGACGAAGCGGAGATGCTGCTCGAAACCTACAAGCAAGCGCTGGGGATCTGACGATGCAGACGCCTTGGTCCACCGACGTCCGCCTCGATCGCGACGGCGACAACATCGTCGTCGAGCTGATGCTCAGCACCGATCCCGGCCCCGCCCGCGGCTTCCGCCACTTTCTCGATGTCCCCCTGGACGAGGCGCACGCGACCGAGCTGCTCGGCAAGCTGGCCCTCGCGCTCGACGAGCGCCGCCGCCTGCAGGGGGGCGCATGATGGGGGCCGCCGAGATTTTGCCGCCGGTGCCGTACCCGGCACCGCTGCCAGGCCCGATCTTCGTCGTGCCTGGTGGCGAGGTCATTCTTCCGTTCAGCCCCACCAAGGTCGCGGTGGAGCGGCTGCAGGCCGGCTTGCTGATCGAAGCCTGGTATCCGGCGCCAGAGCTGGGCGGCACCCTGCTGGTGTTCGCCGCCGGCGATAGCGGCAAGCGTCTCACGACGATCGCGCACCGCTCCGCGCTGCGCGCGGCCATCCTCGATCTGCAGTCGATCGAGGCCCAGCTCCAAGCGTGGGCCACGTGAAGCTGCCCTCCATCGATGTCCCGAAGCACTGCACGCCGGCGGTTGCACCCGCCGGCGTGCGCGTACGCCCCGAAGCAACCGAGGAACACGCCCATGCCGACTAGTACAATGACTATCGCGCAACTAGAGGTTTCCCCCTGGAACGCGCGCCGCGACAACCGCCCGCTCACCCCTGCCAAGATCGAATCGATGGGCCGATCGCTCGCTGCGAACGGACAGTTGATGCCCCTGGTCGTGCACCCGATGCGCGGCAACAAGGCCAAGTGGGGCGTCTTCGCCGGCAAGCGCCGGTTGAAGGGTTTCACCTGGGCGATCAAGCAAGGGTTGCTTCCGATCGATCACCCGATCGACGTGGCGGTGCGCGACGTCCAGTCCGAGGCCGAGCTGATCGCTCTGTCGGTGGTGGAGAATGTGGAGCGCGAGGATCTCTACGATTATGAGCTCTATGCCGCGGTCGCCGCCTCACACCGCAAGGGGAAGACGCTCGAGCAGCTGGCCGGCCTCTACACCCGCGACATCGACTGGATCCGCCGCGCCGTCCGGATCGGCGGTCTTCCGAAGCCGATCTTCGATTCCTATACCGATGGTTCTCTGACGCTGCAGTGCGCTAAGGCGTTCGCCGTCAGCACCGACGAGAAGGCGCAGCTGGAGGCGTTCAAGGCCTTCCAGCAGCAGCCCATGCACAAGCGCACCGCCGACCTGGTCCGCCAGTTGCTCAAGGTCGGTGACCAGGAGCTCGGCCGCCTCCTGAAATTCGTTGGTGACCAGGCCTATCGCGCGAAGAACGGCGGCTTCGAGCTCGATCTATTCGCCGATGACGGCGAGCAGCGGGGGATCATCACCCATGAGGGCCTGCTTCGCGAGCTCGCCGGCGCGAAGCTGGACGAACTTCGGGGCCAGATCCGCCGCCAGACCAGCCGCCCGCAGCTGCGCTTTCAGGCCGAGCCGCCGAAGAACGACTTCGACATGGCCGACCATAGCCTGGAGATCAAACCTCCGCTGGGCCCGCTCTGCCCCGAAGATGATCTCCGCCTCGCCTCGCTGCGCAGGGACGAGGACGACTTGGTCGAGCGCGGCCGCGCCTATGTCGGCGCCGACGGCCGCCAGCTGCCGGGCACTGAGGCTCAGGTCGCCGCCCTCGACGCAATCGACGCGGAGATCGAACTGCAGATTGCCGAGGTGGAAGCCCGGCGTCCGATCCCCCTGCCAGACGGCGATATCGTCGCCACGATCAGCATCAATGACAGCGGCCGAGCCGAGCCGGCGTTCTGGTGGACGAGCAAGAAGGCGAAGGCCGAAGCGACCCGACCCGAACCAAAAGCCGTGCCGGCGCAACGCCCGGCGCCTGACGCCAAGCCCGCCCGCCCGCTTAAGCCCGGCGCCGCGTTGAAGCCGCCGATCGGCGAACCCTTCGTCGCAAGAGGACAGGCCGACAGTCAGGCAAAGGCGACCTTCGGCCTGACCCAGGATGGCGTTCAGACCATGCGCTCGCTCCGCCGCGCGATGCTCCGCGCGCTCCTCGGCGAAGATGCCCAGGCCGGCGGCTCGGTAGGCCGCGATTACTTCCTATGGTCGCAGCTGCGCATGGCGCTGACCAGCGATGGCAGCGCCGCCGTCGGAATGGTGCCCTTGGCGCGCCCCGACAGGGATGACGAGCCCGGCCGCGCAATGATCGACGAAGTCGAAGGGAACGGCTTCGCCGGGATGCTTCGTGCCATCGCGACCATGCCCTGCTTCACCGAGGCCGATCTCCCTAAGGCCTTCGCCGCGTTTCAGGACCTTCCCGACCGGGAGAAGAACTTCGCAGCCGCGGTGCTCGCCGGCTTCGCTCTCGAGCGATCGCTCGACCTGCCCGGTTACGAAATCCCGATGCATGATCACGTCGCGCTCGACACCGGGATCGGTGCCGACCGCGAGCTGCGCGCCAGCCGCGTGTTCACGCCGACCGCCAGCTTCTTCCGCGCGTTCTCGAAGGATCATTGCCTTGAGATCGCCGTGCCCTTCATCTCGATGGCAGGCACCGCGACCTGGGCCAAGCTCCGGGCAGGCGCGCTCACCGACTATATGGCCCGCCTGTTTGCCGGCGACTCCGCCGAGATGCTGCCCGGCGCCGCCTCGCCAAAGGATTGGGTGCACCCCGCGCTCAGCTTCAAATCGCAGGCTGCGAAGGCCGGACCCGACGAATTGGAGGGGATTGCATGAGCGCCTCGAGCCTCTCTCCCCGCGAGACGATGGTCTACCGACTTCTCGAGGAAGCCGCCAATGATGGGCGTCCCTGCCCGACCAATGCGGCGATCGCGCAGACCTTCGAGGGCTCAGCCAGCGACGCGACCTATATCCTTCGGGGAATCGAACAGAAGGGCTTGATCCGGGTCGACCGCTTCAACCGTGCCCGCCGGGTGACCATCGTGGCCACCGGCCGCGCAACAGAAGAAATCAAGGGTGTACCCAACAAGGCACCTGAGACGACTGGCGCCGACCTGGTTCGCCGCCTTCGTCGGATCGCCTGCGAGAAAGGCGTCCCGCTACACACGCTCTGCGCGCCACTGACGGGGCAGCCATCTTCCTTCGTGGCTCAGCTCGAACGCGCGCAGCGCCCGAGCCGGTCCACACTCGAGCGCGTGACTGCGCTGCTCGAGGGCCGCCAGGTGCCGGCGCGGCCGCAGCGGGAAAAGCCGACGATCGAGGTGACACGAGGGCCGGTGCTGACGATCGCCCAGGAGGCCACGATGCGCGTCGATCGCGATCCCTGCCCACGGTGCGGCGTCCGCCGCGACATCGGGTGCGACCACACGACCAGGGCAATCTCTTCGAGGGTCTCACAATGGGCGTAG